TATCAGTAACATCGATGAGGCTATGAACCATTATGAAGTTCGCAGCACTTACTCTAGCGAAATTGGCCACCAACTTGCAAAAGTTATGGATGCTAACATCGCTCAAGTAATGGCGTTAACTGCACGTGAAGCAGCAACTATTACAGGTGAAGCAGGTGGTACTACATTAGCTAACGCTGATTACCCAACTGACTCAGCAGTATTAGCAGCAGGCTTATTTGATGCTCAGCAAACTCTAGATGAGAAGAACGTACCGGACAATGACCGTAACGCATTCTTCCTTCCAGCTCAGTACTATCTTTTAGCGCAGAACACTACAGTCATTAACCAATGGTATGACGGTAAAGGTTCTATCTCTGAAGGTACAGTATTGAAGATTGCTGGTCTTCCTATTGTGAAGACAAATGCAATTCCACAAACTAACGTAACTACAGGACCTGAAGCATACAAAGGTGACTTCAGTAAGACAGTCGGCTTAGTAGCGCATAAAGGCTCTACAGGTACAGTTAAGTTAATGGATATGAGCTCAGAAATGGAATATGACATCCGTAGACAAGGCACACTTATGGTAAGTAAGTATGCTGTAGGTCATGGGATTTTACGTCCAGAGGCTGCAGTAGAATTAGCTTCAGCGTAACAAACTTTGGTTCCTCCCTCCGGGGAGGGCCATCTATAAAGGATATTAAATTATGGCACTACCACTAACTATGACGAGCCTATCAGAAATCGAGGCAGTCAACATTATGCTAGGAACGATAAGTGTTGCACCAGTATCCTCCATAGATGACTCAGGCTCTCTTAACGTATCAGTAGCAAAACAAATGCTCTTTGATACATCTCGAGAAGTACAGACCTATCAGTATTATTTTAATACAGATAAAGAGTATCCACTCAAAAGAACTACAGACAATGAAATACCTCTACCAGAGAATGTTTTATATGTATCACCAGATAGAGAATACTGGGCATATAGTGCAACTCCAAGAGGAAACAGGCTTTACAACGGAAAGTCTCACAACTATAAATTTGATAAAGATTTAAAAGGTGATGTTACTTTCTTCTTAAAATGGGAAGATCTCCCTCAAGCAGCAAAACAATATATAGCTATTAAAGCTGCACGTAAGTTTCAATTAAGAATGCTACCGGATGATTATACATCCAAGTTCTCTCAACAAGAGGAACTGGAAGCTAAAGCACAACTAGAAGATTACGATGCTATGACAAGACAATACAATCTAGCAGACAGTAACCCGGTATTCAATATATTAAATAGGTGGTAAAGCATGGGTATGATAAACCGAAGTATTCCAAATATGTACAACGGGGTATCGCAACAACCTCCAGCTTTAAGACTACCTTCACAGGCTCAGCTACAAGAAAATGGCCTCTCAAGTGTTGTAGAAGGAATTCGTAAACGACCGCCTTCACAGCGTATAGCTAGGCTATCTACTGAGACCGAAGAGAATACTCATGTACATATGGTTAACAGAGATAAGACAAACCAGTATGTTGTAATAATTAAAGACGATGATTTAAAAGTATATGATATTGATGGTACAGAACGTACAGTTACTTTTACTAATGGTAAAGGCTATCTAAACTGTTCCGATGCTAGAACTCAGTTCTCTACAGTAACCGTAGCTGACTATACATTCATAGTTAACAAGACAACCAGAGCAACTAAAGGTACAGGTGTAGGCGCAGGTACTTCTAAAGGAACAGTACAGAACTTTGTAGATCTACCAGACGGCGCAGCTAACGGTGATATCTATGAAGTAGTAGGCGATGATATTAATAACTTTGATAACTACTATGTTAAGAAAGTAGGAACTGTATGGCGAGAAACAACTAAGCCGGGTCAGGTAATTGACTTTAATAACGCTACAATGCCTCATGCATTAATAGATAATGGTGATGATACATTTGAATTTAAACAGATTGCATGGGACGATAGATATGTAGGCGACGACGATTCAGCCTCATTCCCTTCTTTTATAGATAGACGAATTGCAGATGTATTCTTTCATAGGAATAGACTAGGTTTCTTAGCTGACGAGAATGTAATATTCTCTCGAGCTGGAGACTTCTTTAACTTCTTTCCTGAGACTGTAACTAACATCTTAGACTCAGATCCAATTGACGTAGCTGTATCTCATACAAGTGTAGCGACACTTAGACATGCAACTTCTTACAACACTTCATTGATGTTATTTGCTGACCAAGCTCAGTTCCAACTAACAGCTAAAGATACATTAACCCCGAAGACAACAGCTATTAATGCAACTACTGAGTTCACTATTGAGCCAGACGCTAAGCCTGTATCAGCAGGTACTAGTTTATACTTTGGTGTACCTATGGGCAACCATACTGGTATTAAAGAATATGAAGTACAGCCATTAACTTATAATAACGATGCAGCAGATGTAACAGCTCATTGTCCTAACTATATTCCAGACGGTGTATTTAAATTATCTTCTTCAGATATTGAAGATACAGTGATTGCACTATCAACTGAACAGCGAGACACTCTATTTATATATAGATATTACTGGGCCAGTCCTGACGAGAAAGTACAGAGCTCTTGGTCACAATGGAAGTTCTCACAAGGTGATGTTATCTTAAGTTCAGACTTTATTGATAATAGATTATATCTAGTTATTAAAAGACCAGACGGTACTTACTTAGAATATATAGACTTTAGTTATAAATTAGCTACAGGTAATCTAGGCTTTACAGTTCACTTAGATGAGCAACAAACACTAACAGGTACTTATGATGAAGATGCAAATGAAACTATCTTTGACTTAGGTAACCCTATTACCGGAGAAGGTTGGCAAGGTGTGTTAAGTGCTGACTTTGTAGGTAAAGAAGGCGGTACGCTTAACTTAAAAGTAAAGACTTCTAATACATTGTTTGTGTTAGGGGACTGGTCCGACGGTGAAGTTTATGTTGGTAAGCAATATACATTTAAGTATCAGTTAAGTCCGATCTATTATAAAGATTCACAGAAACTATCTGTACCTCACTACAAGCTATCACTTAAGAACATGCATATGTTCTACGATGACTCTGGTTATTTTAAAGTAACAGTTAACCTTAGAGGCTCTGGAGAGTATTACTATACCCTAGACCCAACCTTAGGTGACCCTACGCTAACCATTGGTACAGCAGTTATCTCCCGGGGTAACTTCAGGTTCCCTATTCAGGGCGATGGAGAGACTTCTACTATCACAATCGAGAGTAACTCTATGTTTCCGTGCTCATTAGCCGGAGCAGAGTATGAAGCTCTATCAGTAACTCACAGTAAACATATGACGTATTAAGGGAAAACATGACAGCAAAAGTAATACAAGCAACAGAAGAACATGCGAAACAATTAGCTCCTAATTTAAGACCGCATGAGATGGAAGAAGTATCCGTAGTATCACCTGACAAATCAACCGAAGAAATACTTAAGGACTGCATAGCAATATCAGAAACAGCTTATGCAGTTGTTACAGATGACGATAGCTGTGTAGCTATGTTCGGGGTCTCCGCTGTTAGCGAAGACGCAGGTGTACCTTGGATGTTAGCTTCAGAGCTATTCTTTACTAAATATAAAAAGAGATTTATTAAAGAGACACCAGACTATCTAGATAAATTGTTTGGTAAACGTACGCATCTTTATAACTATGTATCAGTCAAGAACGTACTAAGCCAGCAATGGTTAAAACACTTAGGCTTTACTATCCATAAGGATAAACCAATTACATTTAAAGATGTTGATTTCTATACATTTGAACAGACAAGGAAATAATTATGTGTGAACCAGTTTCAGCTACCGTAGCATCTAACTCAATGATGACTACCTTAGCAGCGCAAACAGCAGCCTCTACAGCAGCGGCCTCTATGTTTACCGCTTCTAACATTATGATGGGACTGAGTATCGCCTCAGGCGCAGCCAGCTTCTTAGGAGGACAACAGCAAGCTCAGGCTTCAGCCGATTCAAACGCTGCAGGCTTAGAAGAATTCTATAAACAAACAGCAGATAAACAAGAAGAGATAAATGAGTCAGCCTCTATTGCTATGACTGAAAGACGTAAGCAAGGCATGATAGACAGAGCAGAAGCAGTTACTGCAGCCGGGGAATCCGGAGCCTTAGGCTTTACATCAAATAGATTAATTGCTGATTCATTCTTCCAGCAAGGTACAGATGTATCTTCTATTGAAATGAATAGAAAGAACTCACTGAAACAAACTCAAAGAGAGAATGATAGTGCGTATGCATCCGCTACTGGTAGAACTAACCAAGCTTATGCAAGTGCGCCCGGCTTAATAGAAACAGGTCTACAAGTAGGTACTGATATCTATGGTACTAAGTCAGCTGTAGAGAGCGGTACTAAAACAGCGGTTAGAAGCCAATACTCAAACTACAACACAGCAAACGTATAAGGAATTAAATTATGGCAGACGAAGCTTTTGACGCCTTTAGTCAGAAAAGAGATACTGGAACTAAGGCTAGAGTAAAAGATACAAAGGTAGTAGAAACATCAACAGACCCCAATCGCTATCGTCTTCCACCTAATAGAAGAGTCCGAGTAGTTGCAGACCAGCTAGATATGACTATAGATCCAGAAAAAGAACAGCTAGCTAAATTGGCTGAAGGGTTAACTAAAGTTAAACCTAAGCTATTTGATAAGTACACTAAGCAAGCAGTTGAAGAAAACTTAGAGCAAGTGGACCTAGGTAAACAAGCAGCAATGACCCAGACCCCGGGTGAGCTAAAGAGACTCCAAGATAAAATAGATAATAAATGGTTCAAGTTTGGTGCTAGTGCTGAAACAGCTTACCAAACAGGTGTGGACCTAAGTGCTAAGCTATCTTTAGATATGAAGGATAGACGTAGAGACGTATCGTATGAGGATGCATATGCGGCTTGGTGGCAAGAGAATCAACCGACTAACATTGACTCTCAGTTCTTAAATACGTTTAATGACTCTTTTATGCCTAATGCAAATAAGGTTAAGAACCAAGACGTTAAAAGAGAATATGAACTTAACCGAGCTAATGCTATGGCTAAGTCTACAAGAAATGTAGTAGATACAATTATTGAAGCTCGTAAGGAAGGTCATCATATATTAGCAGCATTAGATGCGCTTAAAGCCAATGAACAAGCAATGTATCACTTTGATAATTCAACATGGAATGAAGTTAAGTTCTATGCAGTTACAGCAGCAGCAGACGAACTAGATGACCCAGCGCTATTAGATGTAT